CAGCGGGGCGCCGGCCAAGAAGGCGGCGCCGGGCGAGCCCCGCAAGTCCCGCCGCGCGAAGGCAAAGCCGCAGCGAGAGCCGACAGTCGAACCCGCGCCGGCGGAGCCGACCCTGGCCCCGTGGGGTTGGGCTCAGGAGGACCTCGCCGACCTTGAGGCACGCGCGAAGGCTGCGCAGGAGAAGAAAGCGGCCCGCCGAGCCGAGGTAGCCGCTGAGGTCGCCAAGAAGCCACCGAAGGGCGTCAAGACCGGCGAGGCCGCCCGTACGGGTACGCCGCTGAGCCTTTCCGGCCTGGAGGCGTCCGGTGATCCGCGCGCGAAGGCGCTGCGCGAACGCATCGGCGACTCCGGATTCATCAACCAGCGCGCGGCGTTCGAGGAGGGCGGCGATCCCGCCTCGGACCCGAAGGTCCAGGCGATCGACTCGCTGATGGCCGACAGCGGTGTCGGCGACCCGATCCTGGTCTATCGGGGCATCGAGGACGACGGTTCGATCCTGCCCGAGGGCGACGCGGTCGGGGTGCGGTTCACCGACCGGGCGTTCTCGTCGACGTCGAGCGATCCGTCGGTGGCGGCCGGGTTCGGGCTGACTCAGCTGCGGATCACCGTCCCGAAGGGCGTGGGCGCCATCAGAATGGCCGACGATGGCGATCCGTCGGCGCAGTATGAGGCCGAGGTGCTTCTCGATCGGGGCCTGGTCTACACGGTGACCGGGGAGCGGCGGGTCGGCGATCTGCGGATTCTCGACGTGACCGCATCCAAGCCGGACGCCGCAACCGTCTCTTCGCCTGGTGCCGACGCCCCCGAGGCTGACGTGCCGGATGCCCCGGCCCCGGGTTTCGGCTGGCCGACCGGCGTTGAGGCTCCAGCGCCGGAGGAGCGGCCCAAGGGCATGAAGCCGAAGCCGCCCAAGAAGACCGGCAAGGGCATCGACGAGATCCTGTCGGGCGATGGGGCCGACGATGAGGATCTGGCCGAGATCAAGGCGCGGCTGAACGGCACCTACGCCGGGTTCGAGGTCCAGGTCAAGCGGCTACGGACCACGGGCTCGACGATCGACTTCGAGGCGTCGATCTACGACGGGGCTGGCAGGCCGGTCGGCAAGACCAAGCGCCAGTTCCACCGCGACGACGACGGCACCCTGTGGGTGCGCCACGACATTCTCCAGTTGGATGAGCACGCCCAGGGCCAGGGCTTCGCGAAGGCCTGGAACTCGCATCTGGAGGAGTGGTACAAGCAGTCGGGCGTCTCGTATATCTCGACCGAGGCGAACATCGACGTCGGCGGCTACACGTGGGCCCGGCAGGGGTTCGACTTCGCCGATGACGACGCGCGCCGCGACTGGATCTTCAAGGGCCGCATGCAGCTCGACCGCTTCTCTGATGTTCCGGCCGCGTCCGCCTGGGGTGGGGAGATGCCGAGCCGCCGCGAGTACATCCTGGATGCGTTCCCGAACCTTACCGAGCAGCAGGTCGACGAGCAGATCTCGGCTATGGAAGCGCTGTTGGACCGCATGGATGCCGGTGAGCCGGTGTCGGCGTACGAGATTTCGCAGCTGGGCAGGCAGCCAGGCATGGGTCGCGACGACTCCTGGATCGGCAAGTACACGATGCTCGGCACCGACTGGGAGGCGATCAAGTGGCTCGACCGCGCCCCCCCGAAGACCAAGTGAAGCGGCTGGCCGCCCTCGCCGCGTGGCATGACGAGTGGGTAGCCGATCGGCTCGATTCGGCAGAGTTCCATCCGGCTGGGCGCAAGAAGGGCTCGGACTACAACCTGCACTACGTGGATCTCGAATCCGATGACGACGAGTTCCATGCGAAGGCCCGCGAGATTCTCGGTCTGACCTGACCCCCCGTGCTCCATCGGCCCATTCCCCGATCCCCGAGGAGGTGGGCCGATGTCGCATGCCCAGGTTCAGGCGTCGGTGTTCGTCGAGGAGCAGCACCCGCGCGCCGCCGGCGGCAAGTTCGGCACGAAGTCGGGCAGCACCACCAAGCCGGCGAAGAAGGCGCCCGCCGCGAAGACGACCCCGAAGCGCCGTGGCCCGGTCCGCCGCACGATCCCGGCCGGTGCGCTGGGTTTCGACGGTGTCCGCGGTACCGGCTACGGCCACAGGGGCGGCGACCCGCGCGTGAAGCGGCTTCAGACGGAGTTGAACCGGCTGGGCCTGACCGACTCGCGGGGCCGCAAGCTGGCGGTGGACGGCAAGCTGGGCCCGCTGACGACGCAGTCCATCAAGGCCGCGCAGTTGCGGCTGGGGATGCGCCCGACGGGGATCATCTCTCCGGCGTTCATCGACCGGCTGGCCGCGACGCGGGTAATGCCCGCCCCGCGTACCCCGGTCAAGAAGGCGGTACCGCGCAAGGCGGCCAAGTCCCGGGTGCGGGCGAAGTTCAACCCGAATCAGCCACGCGACCCAGACGGCAAGTGGGGCGACGGCATCCCCGGCGCAAGTGCGCTCAAGGATGCACTCAACCTGGCTGGCCGGATCGAACTCGACGAGGGCGAGACGCTTGCCGGATCGGGGCGCCTCAACCTGGAGTCGTCTTCCGGCGACGATGTGGTGTGGGCGGCCATCGACACATCAGAAGGTCGCTTCTTCCGGATCGGTGGCATTCCAGACGAAGACGTCGACAAGTGGCGGGCCGCCGACCTTGGGGGAACCGCCGAACTGTCTTCGGAATCAGCAAGTCGGCTCATGGACGACTTGTCGGCGGCCGAGTCCAAGGCTCAAGATCTGGCCGGGCAAGCCGAAGAGATCTGGGAGACAGGCGAGGCGCCGTCGGATCCGGTGCTGAACGGTGGGGCTCCACTGGCACAGGGCCTCGTCGGCGGCGAATTCGGCGCCGTCGAGTGGAGCGTCTACCTCGATGACAGCGAACCGGTCTCGTGGGTGACCAACATCCAGTTCGGCGATGACGAAGCCCTGGACATCACGCTCGATGAGGACGATTTCAGCGCGCTGATCGCTGCCCTTGACCGCATCGTCTCCACCCCGGTGACTGCGGCAGCCCCGACGAAGGTCGCCGCCGCCGAGCTGCGCGGTATCGAACTCGCCCGGCCCGGCACGTGGAACCTGTCGTCCGGCAAGCTCACCGTCACCGACCAGCACATCACCGACGCCGCCCGGTACGCCAACCGCAAGGGCGGCCGCCCCGGCTACGTGAAGATCGGCCACGTCGACCCGCGTTTCGACGGCGAACCGGCCCTGGGCTGGCTGCACAACATCCGCCGCGAGGTCGACGACCGCGGCCCGAAGCTCGTCGGCGACATCCACGACATGCCCGACTGGCTCGCTGCCGCCGCACCGAAGGCGTGGCCGGACCGGTCGATGGAGGGCTGGGCCGACTACACCGACCCGGAGACCGGCGAGCGCTACGCGCTCGTGGTCGACGGGGTGGCGCTGCTCGGCGTGACACCGCCCGGCATGTCGTCCATCCAATCCCTGCGCGACCTGCCCAAGGCCGTCGGCGTCGCTGCCGCGTCCGGGATCCGTGTCGTCGCGTCAATGGCTTCCGCCCCGGTGGCGGTAGAGGAAGGAGCCGGCCACATGGACCCGGCAATCACCCGGACGGCGCTCGGCCTCGCGGCCGACGCCTCCGACGAAGAGGTGAGGTCGGCTCTGCTCGTCGCCGCCCAGAGCCTCGGTGGGGACAGCGGTCCGGCTCAGCAGCCGGTGCAGGCGTCCCTGTTCGGCGAGGAGACGCCCGATGCGCCCAAGCCGAAGGCGCCCGTCGTCGCCCCCGGCACGATGGTCATCGCGTCGTCGGTCTGGGACGAGACCCAGAAGACGATCAAGACGCTGACCGACTTCGTCGCCCGGACCAAGCGCGACGAACGCGACGGCGTCATCGCGCAGGCCGTCAAGGCGGGCAAGTTCGCTCCGGCGCAGCGGCTGCACTTCAGCCGCCTCTGGGACGCCGACCCGGACGGGACACGGGCCCTGATCGACTCGCTGACCCCGAACACGGGGCTGGCGGTTCTCGCGTCCGGCTACGCCGGCGGCGAGGCCATGGAAGAGGACGAGCTGGACCGCGAGATCGCGCGCCTGTCGCGGCCGAAGGAGGACAGCCGTGGCTGACTACACACCGGTCTACTCGGCCGGTCAGATCCCGTTCACGTCGACGACCTCCGCGATCGTCGTCGGCGGCACCCTCGCCGCGTGGTCCGGCGCATCGACCGTCGCCACGGCCGGTGCTGCATCCACCGTCGTGTGCGGCGTGTTCGCCCACGACGCCGCGTCCGGCGGCCGGGTGGCCGTATGGCCGCTGGACGGCGTGACGCACGAAATCGTGGCGGCGAACAACATCACCGCCGGCGGCGGCATCCAGTCCGCCGCGTCCGGCCAGGCCGACCCCGTGGCGACGTCGATCGCCGCCGGTTCGGCGGCGGGCACGCTCATCGGCACCGCGATCACGACCGTGACGGCTGGAGGCGGCGCCAAGGTCCGCTTCCAGGGCCGGCACTGACCCGAGAGGAGTAGGACATGCCTTACGCATTCCCTGCGGGCGCGCCCACCCTGTCGGGCGACCTGCTCACCATCAGCCGGTTCCTCGACGACCCGGCCCGCATCACCCGTCGCATGCGCGACTGGCGCGACCTGCGCTTCGTCTCCGACCAGCTGCTCACCCAGCGGTTCCGGTCGCAGGGCGGAGCGGTGCTCTACGACACGTCGGAGCCGTTCATCACAGACCGCGCCGTGGAGTCGGTCGCTCCCGGGTCGGAGTACCCGTACGCGAACACCACGACCGGCACGGCGGGTCTGGCCGCGATCCAGAAGTGGGGCCAGAAGGTCTTCCTTTCCGACGAGCAGATCAAGCGCAAGTCGTACCCGATGGACGAGTACGACCGGCAGGCGAAGAAGGTCGTCAACAGCGTCATCAAGCAGGTCGACACGATCGCGATGGCGGCGATCGGCACCGCGATCACCGCCGAGGTGGCCACCGTCGGCTCGTGGGACAACGCCACACCGGCGAACCGCAAGCCGCTCGACGACATCCTGCTCGCCGTCCAGGCGATCGAGGACCTGAACCAGGGCTACCGGCCGGACACGCTGGTGGTGTCGCCGAAGGCGTACACGTACCTGATGCTCAACGACGCCATCGCCCAGCTGCGCAAGCGCGAGACGGGCGAGAACCCGGTCTACACCGGCGTGATCGAGACGGTCGCGAACCTGAAGGTCATCAAGACGCCGAACCTGCCGGTCGCGACCCGGGCGTGGGTTCTGGACTCGAACCTGCTCGGCGGCATGGCCGACGAACTGGAGGTTTCGCCCGGCTACTCGGTCGCCGAGCTGGCCGTGCAGATCCAGGGCATCCGCAAGCCCAGCCAGGACGGATGGGATCTTCAGGCCCGCCGCCTGACGGTTCCTGTCGTACAGGAGCCGGGCGCGGGCTACGAGATCACCGGCGTGGTGTCGTGATGGCGGCGCGCCAGGCGCGGGTCACCGCTCCCTACGCCACCGTCCGTGTCGACGACCCCGCCCTGGGCTTGGCCATCCTCGGCTTCTACCAGGGCGCCCCGTTCCCGGCGAACGCCATGGACGAGGACGTCGAACGGCTGGTGCGTCGCGGCTACGCCGAATGGGTCGACGAGGTGGAAGGTCCCGCCGACCCCGGCGCCTCCATCGACGAGACCCCGCCGCAGGACGGCGACGACGGCCTCGCTCCGCAGCGCCCCGGCGACTCGGCGTCCAAGGCCGCGTGGGTCGACTACGCGGTCGCCAAGCGCGACGAGGGCGTGTCCGAGGCCGAGGCCCGCGAGGCGGCCGAGGCGATGACGAAGAACGACCTCATCACCGTTCACGGCTGAGACGAGGTGCCCCGTGGCCGACCTGTTCGCGATAGAGGACCTGCCGTCCTATCTGCAGATCCCCGAAGTGGACACCGAGACCGCGACCCGGTTGCGCCGGCTCGCGGGTGGCTGGCTGATGGCGGCCACGGGGCTCAACTCCTGGCCCGATCCGGTCCCCGATGCCCTGTGGGCGTGGGGGATCGAACTCGCGGCCATCGCCTACTACAACCCGTCCGGACTCTCTTCGGAGAGCTTGGACGACCACAACGTGTCGTACTCGGCCGAGCGGCGCAAGGAGATCCTGACCGCCGCCCGGTCGAGCTACAACACCGGCGGCACCTCGCCGATCGGAAGTTTCCCGCCCTGGGATTGGACGTGGGACTCGATCACGCCGTCCACATTCGACGCCCTGACGAACTGAGGAGGTCCGGTGCCATTCAATGTCACCGCGCAGAACGTGATGCTGGACGCCCTCGACGAGTCGGCAACCCAGATCACCCACGTAGGCATTCACCAGCTCGGCGACCCCGGCACCGGCACGAACGCGACCGGCACCGAGGCGATCGGCGGTTCGCCGGCGTACGCCCGCCAGTCGGTCACCTGGGGTGCGGCGTCGTCGGGGACCAAATCCAACACGGGCGCACTGACGTTCGATGTCCCCGCGGGCACGTACGGGTTCTTCACCTTCTGGAACGCGTCGTCGGGCAACACCAGCAATTTCCGCGGCTACGCGCCGTTCGGCGGTTCGGTGAAGGGCTTCGGTGAGGTCGACTCGACCGGCGTCACCAACGACACGATCACCTCCTCGGGCCACGGTCTGACGACCGACGACCGGGTGATGGTCTTCAACGTCTTCTCGGAGTCGCTGCCGACCGGCCTGACCGAGGGAACGATCTACTTCGTGCTCGCGTCGGGCCTGACGGCCGACGTGTTCAAGGTGGCGACGACGTCGGGCGGCTCGGCGATCAACATCACGGGCCAGGGCGAGCTGTTCTTCCAGAAGGTCGTGCCCGAGACGTTCGGCTCGCAGGGCCAGATCACGGCGGCAATCGGCGCTCTCGTCCTCGACGTGACCGGGGCGTGACCGGTGGACATCTACCTGAGCGAACCCGTCGGACCGTTCCCCACTGCCGTCGGCAGCGCGTTCGGCACGTTCACCACCAAGAAGTCGATCGACCCGCTGCCGGTGCCGGTGATCCCAGCCGGCAAGTTGCGGCTGGGAACCAAGTTGTCGGTCAGTGCACGTGGCGAGTTCTCGACGACCGGCACGCCGACGATCAACCTCGGCTTCTGGATCGGCACACGGGCCCTGTCCATCACGACGGACCTGGCGCTGTCCGGGACGATCACGACCGGCTCCGGCGCGGCTGCGTGGCCGTGGGAGCTGGACTGGGACGGTGTCTGCACGGCGGTCGGCACGAGCGGGACGGTGGTCGGCTGTGGCGAGCTGCATCTGGGCACGTCGCTGACCGCGTTCGCGGTGTCGGCGGTCCCGATCACGCAGGCGCTGCGGACGGTCACGATCGACACCACGATCGAGCGGGCCATCGGCGTCTCGGGCACCTGGGGTACGTCGAGCGCGTCGAACACGGTCACCGTCTACGAGCACCGCGTGCTGATCCTCAACTAGCGCCTGACCGACCGGGCTGGTTGAGGGGAGCAGCGCATGGCCACCCGCCACAACCTGTGCATCAACCCCGGCTGCAAGAACAACGTCACCGGCTGGGGCGGCGGCTCGACGCCGACACAGACGACCGGCCTGACCGGCATGAGCCGCACGACCGGCGCCCGGTACACCAGCGGCACGTTCGCGGTCTCACCGTCCTCGCCAGCGTCGCCGGGCGACGTCATCACCATGTCGGTCGACGTCCTCAGCGAGACCGGCGCGGATGCTTCCGTCGACCTGATCTTCGAGATCAACGGGACGACCGGCGTTGGCGCCGCGGTGAACTTCTCGCTCAGCGCCGGTGTACCGACGCGGGTCTCCATCACTCGCACCTGCCCGGGCGGCACGACGAGCGTCGACTGCGTCGTTGACTCGTTCAACGCGGGCGTCTCCCCGCTGGTCCTGACCGGCCTCCTGATCGAGATCGCGCCGGCGGCCGATACCTACTTCGACGGCGACACCCCTGGCGCGAGCTGGGACGGTGCGGACGGGAACTCGGCCAGCACCCTGGTCGACGTCACCGCGGCGGGCGGCACGCAGCCGACCCTGCCGCCACACCTGCTTCGTCTGCTGGCCGCCCGCAACCAGGCGATGTGGCAGGCGGGTTCGGCGTCGACGCCGGTCACCAGCGACACCGGTACGAGTGCGGCGGCGAGTGCCCTCACCGGTACGGCCGTCAAGGTCGCCTCGACTTCGGGTCGCTGTGCCGCGACGGCGGCCGCCCAAGGTGCCGCGGCGAAGAAGACCGCCCAGACGGGCACCTCTGCAACGGCCGCCGCTTCGACCGGCACCGCGAAGAAGGTCGCACCGCAGTCCAGCACGTCCGCCACCGCGGCCCGTGTGTCCGGGATCGCGGTCAAGGTCGCCAAGCCTACGGGCACAACGGCGGCAGCGTCGTTCCTGTCCGGCGCGGTCGGCTCCCGGCCCGAGTCCGGAGCTGCTGCGGCCGCGACGGCAGCCACCGCGATCGCGGTCAAGGTGACCTCGGTGGCCGGGCGCTGCGCGACTGTCGCCGTCGCCCGCGCTACCGCGGTGAAGCGGGCCGTCCCGCAGGGACCTGCCGCAGGCGCAACGATGTTGCGCGCGAGCGCGGTCAAACGTGCGACTCCATCGTCGGCCACCCTGGTCGCTGCCTCGTGCGGTGCTGCCGCGATCAAGAGCGCCAGACCGACGGGCTTCGCATACGCGGCCACCTACACGGCGAAGATCGACCTCACCCGCAATCTGTCCGGCATCGTCGGGCTCGCGGCCGCGCTGATCGTCCGCCACAACCCGTCCTCGCGACCGGGCTCCGGATCGACGGCAAGGCCGGACGGCGGCGGGATCCTGCGCCCCTACTCCGGCGTCATCCACCGCCCGTAGGGAGGCCGCCGTGACCGCGCAGACGATCCTCGCCCACGGCCGCGCGGCCGCTCAAGCCCGGATGCTCGACGCCTGCATCGTCGAGCATCCGACCGGCGTCACCTCCGGCGGCACGACCGGTGTGACGACGCCCGCGTACGCGACGGTCTACTCCGGTCCGTGCCGGGTGAAGCTCGCGAGCCCGGGTTCGGCGACCGACGGCGGCGAGCTGACCGTGTCGGTGCTGGCGTTCGAGGTCCACCTGCCCGTCGTCGGCACGGAGGGCATCGTGCACGGCGACCGGGTGACGATCACGGCCGCGCTCAACGACGCGTCGCTGGTCGGCCGCAGGCTGCAGGTTATCGGCAAGGACGTCAAGTCCGAGTCGACGGCGCGGCGGCTGTCGTGCGAGGTGATCGACTGATGGGCGCGACGACCAGGGGCCTGGACGACTGGATCGCCGACCTGGAACGCGCCGACGCCGAGCTGCCCGAGCGGGCCGAGCGGGTCGTCGGCCGCGGCCTGTTCCAGATCAAGAAGGACTGGGCGGCGCGCTGGTCGGGCCACCGGCACATCCCGCACCTGCCGCGGGCGATCAATTACGACGTGGTCCGCCACGGCGACGACATCAGCGGCGAGGTCGGCGTAGACCGCAACCGCCGCCAAGGGGAGCTGGGCGGGATCATCGCCAATGGTGATGGCGCCAATGCGCCGCTGCCGGGCCCGCTGGAGGCGATCGCCGCCGAAGAGCCCAAGTTCGTCAACGCCCTCGCCGACATGCTGCAAGACCTGCTGGACGGCCGCCGGTGAGCGGCACCGAACACGACCTGCTCGACGCGGCCCCCGCCCTGCTGCGGCTGGACGCCGGACCGCCCGCCCTGGTCGTGTGGCCCGACGCCGACGGCAACGTGCCGACCTCGCCGGACGTGATGGCCGGATACGTGCGCTGGTACGGGCACACCGAATGGCCGAAGGGCGCCGACGGCAACGCCCTGGACGGCGCGTCGACGACGGCAACGACCCGCTGGTACATCCACTGCGTGGCCGCCACCGAGTACTCCGCCGCGGGCCTGGCCGACCGGGTCCGCACGGCACTGCTCGACGTCCGGCCGACGGTGACCGGCCGATCCTGTGGGCTGGTCTACATGGAGGCGTCGGAGCTGACCAACCGGTCCGAGTTGGCCGGCACGCCGACGTATGTGCGGACCGTCGTCTACGCGATGGTGTCGGTGCCGGGCTAGGGACTCGGTATCGGTGGCGGGAATCCTGCCACTACACACGCTGTGGTCAGCTTGATCGAGGTCGTCATCAGATCCAGGATGTCGGCCGTCTTTCCGCTCTTCGCGACCACCTGCTGGTCGACGAGCGCCGACGCGGCGACCCGGATTCCTGGGTTCTTCGACTGGTCCGCCTCGTGCGATATCCGCAGAACGACCGCGTCATCGGCCAACTGTTCGCCGAAGTAGGCCTGGTCGTTCAGCTCACATGCCTTGGCGCCATGAGGGTCGGCAGCCGCGGCTGCCGACAAGCTCGCCGTCTGTGATGCGAACGCAGCCGGCGAAGGCCGGGCGTTCTGGTCGTGGGCGATCAACGTACCGACAACGACGGCTCCCGTAGCAGCCACAACTGCGAGTGAGCCGACGACGAGTGGCAGCCGCCATCGACTGACTTTCATCTCCCCGGACATGCGCGACAGCGTAGGCCCTACCCGCCACTGATCACATCATCCTTCCGCCGCGCGGCGGACCACCCAAGAGGGAGGTGCCGCGCATGGCGGCGCTTACTGCTACCCAACCGACGGCCGCAGGGGTGACGTACACGCCCGCAGCGGTCTCATCGTCGGACACGATCGCGTCGAGCTTCCTCGGCTCGCTCGGCGCCTACCTGATCGTCATCAACGGCGGCGGCTCGTCCGACACGGTCACCATCTCCGACTCCGGCCTGACGCCTGCGGGCAACGCGGCGACCGCCGGGACGGTGGCCGTCGCGAACGGCGTGACGAAGGTGATCTACATCAGCCCGCGGGCGGTGAACCTGTCCACCGGCGTCGTCACGATCGCGCATTCCTTCACCACGTCGGTGACCTACGTGCTGCTCCCGATCGGCTGACCGCGATGACCGATTTGCGTGACGACGAGCTGGTGCTGATGCACAACGCCGAGACCGACGGCTGGTTCGAGTGCCCGGCTGCCGCCGTGGAGTCCTGGCGCGCCCGGGGCTGGGAGGTTGCCGACCCCGACGAGCGGCCCGCCGACCCGAACCCCGTGGTCGAGGAGCTGGCCGCGTTCCAGGCCGAGTCGGCGGCGAGGGCGGCCGAGGCCGCGAAGCCGGCCAAGAAGGCCGCCAAGTCCACCGCGCCCGCGCCCAGCGGCGACGAAGAGAAGGAGTGACCCGTGGCTGACAGCCTCGCCGACGGCATGACGCGGGTCGCGTACGTGCCCACCATCAGCAACAACGCCGCCCCGACCACCACCGAGCTGAACGCCGGCATCCTGCTGCAGTCGGTCATCACGCCCGACGGGCTGATCGGTTTCGAGGCCAACACGGCCGAGGTCGACAACTCGGCGCTCGACTCGACGTTCGACACGAAGACGATCGGCCGCGACAGCTTCAGCGGCACGATGCTGCGGCTGAAGAAGCAGACCGGCACCGATACCGCCTACGACACCCTCGTCCGCGGCGTCACCGGCTACATCGTCGTCCGCCGCGACATCGCCTCGACGACGGCCTGGACCTCTACCCAGAAGGTCGAGGTCTACCCGATCACCGTCGGCCAGGCCAAGTTCCTGCCCCCGGAGCCCAACAGCATCCGCAAGTACGAGGTGCCGACGCTGATCTCCTCGGCAGCCACGCTGCGCGCCACCATCGCCTAGCGATTCCTGAACGCGGGAGCACGCCAACCAGCCTCGGCGTGCTCCCGCTTTCTGCATCTTGAGGCTGGAAATGAGGCTGGAAATGAACATCGACGAACTGCTCGCCGCAGCTAGGCTGGCCGAGCAGCAGGTGCCGGTCTGCTTGCGCCCAGACCTTCTCGCCGCCTACACCGACGCCGAGGCGGCGCTGGAGGCGGCCGAGAAGGCCCACAAGACCAGCGGATCGCTCGACGCCGGCGAGAAACTCGCGGCTGCCGCCGCGGTCGAGGAACTGCGCGACCAGATGCTCGCCGCGTCGGTGCGGTTCACCGTGCGGGCGCTGCCGCGCCGCCGGTGGAGCGCCCTGTACGCCGAGCACCCACCGCGTGAGGCCGATGACGGCGACACGCGCGTGGGGTTCAACCGGGACACGTTCTACGACGCGCTGGTCCGCGAGTGTGTGGTTGAACCGCAGCTGTCCGACGAGCAGTGGGCGGCGCTGGACGCGGCGCTGTCCACGGCGCAGTACGCGGCGCTGAAGACCGCCGCCTGGCTGGTCAACAACGCGGACGTCGACGTCCCTTTCTTGTTGGCCGCATCGCGCGCTCCCACGAGTATCGATCCAGGCTCCGGGCTGCCCGATCCCTCGGGATCAGCCTCAAGCGGTTCGACGGCTGGGAGCCCGTCACGGTCCACGCGCACGACGAAGACGGACGGCTCGTCTCGTCCCAGCCGGAGCCGGAGTGGGACGCCGAGCAGCAAGCCCTGATCCTCGCCCTGCAGGCATACGAGGACCAGTGCTGCACCGGCTGCGGCGGGTTCATCCCGGACACGACCGCGCCCGAGGCTGAGGACACGTTCCGCGTCCAGCCGGCGCGATGCCACCGCTGTACGGCCATATCGCAGCGCTCCGGCGACTTCCAGCAGGCCCCGCACTCCCACGCGCTGCTGTACCGGGTTGAGCGGAGGTGACGCGTGCCCGCACGCCGCACCGTCTACGTCAACCTGGACGTAGGGACCGGAGGCGCCCGCAAGGACATCCGCGCCACAAAAGATGACCTCGGCAAGCTGAAGGCTGCCGCGGCGGCCACAGGCAAGTCGCTCGACGAGCTGGCCGCCGAGGCGAAGGTCGCAGGCCGCCAGCTCGACGACCTCGCCGACGAGGCACGCCAGGCCGACCACCAGCTCGACGACCTCGCGGCAGGCGCGGACAAGGCGGGCCGGGCGACCGACAAACTCGGGACCAAGGTCCGGATCTCGGGCCGCAACCTGCGCGACATGAAGGGCGAGCTGGGCAGGCTCGACCGCCAGATCGACGAGACAGTCGCGCACCTGAAGCTGCTGGAGCACCAGTTCGCCACGACCGGCGACAAGTCCCTGCTCAAACAGATCAGCTCCGACCGGTCGCTGATCTCGCGGCTGAAGCAGATCCGCAAGGACCTGACCCCGAGCGCTGCCCCGGACTTCGCCGACCTGATCAGCGGGGCTCCGTTCAAGGTCGGCTCGATCGCAGCGATTGCCGCGGTCGCATCGGTACTCGCGGCACCGATCGGCGCGGCCGTCGCGGGTGCCGTCATCGGCGGCGTGGGCCTGGGCGGCATCGTCGGCGGCGTCATCGCCGCGGCGCAGGACGGTCGCGTCAAAGACGCCTTCAAGCCGATCGGCGCCGGCCTCGCCGATTCGCTGCAGGAGGCTGGCCGCCCATTCCTGGGGCCGCTGCTGCACGAGGCCAACAACATCGCGCTGGCTGCCTATCGCGGAATCAACCTGATGCGCAAGGGCTTCACCGAACTCGCGCCGGTGCTGCGCCCACTGGTCCGCGGTGTCGACGGCTTCATCGAGGCCCTCGGCCCCGGCCTGTCGGACGCCTTCCGCGCCGCGCGACCGGCCATCCGTGCGCTGGCAGACGAGCTGCCGCAGATCGGCGCGGCCCTGTCGGACCTGTTCTCGACAATCTCCGAGGACGACCGGGCTACCGAGGGCCTGATCGGGCTGCTGCACGCCACCGAGGAGCTGACGACCGCGACCGGGTTCTTCATCGGCCAGCTGGAGTACGAGTTCGACTGGCTGGTGAAGATCGGCACCCAACTCGACGAACTGCAGAACAACCGGCTGCTCGGAAACATCATGTCCACGTTCGGGTTCGGCTTCGAGTACTTCACCGACCAGGCGACCGACGTCTCGACCAGCCTGGACAAGGCCAAGGACTCCAGCAACGACTTCGCCCAGAGCCTCGACGGCACCGCCGACTCGGCTGACCAGGCGGCCCAGAAGGTCAAGGAGCTACAGGACAAGATCGACGACCTGTTCGCGGCCCAGATGTCGTGGGATGAGGCCCAGATCCGCCTGCGCGACGGCATGCGCGACCTCATAAAGGAACTGACGACCGGCAAGCGGACCCTGTCCGAGCACACCGCCGAGGGCGACAAGAACCGTCAGGCCATCCTCGACCAGATCCAGACGATCCTCAACGCGTCCAAGGCGTACGCGACGTGGTCAGGCGACATCGCCGGCGCCAACCGCAAACGCGATGAGGAACTGGAAGGGCTGCGTACCCTCCTGATCAAACTCGGCTACAACAAGCAACTCGTCAACGAGCTGGTCGACGCCTACAAGAAGATCCCGGCCAAGGCGTCGGCGGCCGTCGAGGCCCCCGGCCTGGCGGCGGTGCAGTCCCGGCTCACCAAGGTCAACAGCATGCTCGACCGCATCGACGGCCGGGTCGCCCGCGCGACGATTCTGCTCAACCAGGAGACCCACCGCGAGGACGCCCGGGCTTACCGCCGCTGGGGCGGCATCACCGAGCACGCCCAGACCGGCCTGCTGCGCGACCCGGCCATCTTCTCGCCGGCCGGGCCCGCCCGGTATGCGTTCGCCGAGCCCGCAACCGGCGGCGAGGCGTTCGTGCCGAAGAACGGCGACTACGGCCGCAGCATGTCGATCCTGTCGCAGGCCGCGTCCTGGTACGGGGCGTCGGTCGTCCGCGGAAGCCAGTCGGCCGCGCCGGTGATCCAGGTCAACGTCACCGCGGGCGCCGGGTCGGGCCAGCTCGCCCAGGCCCTCATCTCGACGCTGCGTACCGAGATCAAGTACCTCGGCGGCAACGTCCAGTCGGCGATCGGCTCGCGCTGATGGCCTACAACCCGGCCGCGAAGACCGTCGTCAAGGTCGAGATCAACACGACTGCGCTCGGCTGGGTCGACGTCACCGCCCGCGGCCGCTCCGCTTCGTGTGTCATCACGCAGGGCCGGTCCGCGAACGCGATCCAGGCCGAGGCGTCGCGTATGCAGCTGATCCTCGGCAACCCCGACGGCTACCTGACCGAGGACAACGCGGTCTCGCCGTACTACGGGTCGTGGGGCCGCGGCTGCGAGATCCGGGTCACCCGACCGGACCTGTCCGGTACGCCGGAGCGGTTCCACGGTCAGGTCGACTCCATCACCGAGCGGTTCTCGGGCGGCAACGAGGACGCGACGGTCGAGATCACGGCGATCGGCAGCCTGGGCATCCTGGCCCAAGGCTCGGACTCGCTGAAGTCGGCTCTGACGCGCGCGATGGACGGCATCTCCGAAGGCGACTTCCGCCCGGTCGCCCACTGGCCGATGGAGGGTGCGGCCGGGACGGTGAAGTTCGGCAGCACGACCGCTGGCGTTCCGGCAGCGGTCGCCAGCGGCGACGTCAGCGCGGCCGCCTACAACGGTGCTTCCGGTTCGGACGCTGTGCCGGTACTGAACGATGGCGGGCAGATCGCGGGCTCGTTCCCGCCGATGACGATTACGCCGAACGGCTCTGGTGAGGCGATCTGGCAGCTGCAGTTCATGGCCGTGATCTCGTCGTCGCTGGCCGCCAATGCCACGTTCGCCGACGTCAACGTGCAGAACGTCGGGGGCGACAGCGTCATCAAGTGGCGGTTCGACTGGGACAACACCTTCAAGATCTTCACCGCCCGCCCGTTCACCAGCCTCGGCACGACGCTCGTCGGCGCGGCGGTGGACATTGGTAGCAACCCGTCGTTCTATGATCGGCCGCTGCTCTTCGCGCTGTCGGTCTACCAACTCACCGTCGGCGGGATAGTAAACCACCAGTTCAGTGCGAAGTACCCGGGCGTCTCGGGCCTTTCCGGCTCCAATGTGATCGGCGCCGGTCTGACCACGACTATCCCGGTGCCGCAGAGCTGGCGCGCGTATGGTGTCGCGGCGAACGCGGGCTGGACGTTCTCCCACCTTGGGCTATACACCGATCCCGCGATCTTCGACTTCCCCAACCACACCGACAATGCCGCCGCGCTCGACGGCTACACCGGTGAACGTTCCGCCACCCGCCAGATCCGCCTGTGCCGCGAGGAAGGCGTCGCCTTCGAACTCGTCGGCGACGAGGCCGACACCCCGCCGATGGGGCCTCAGCTCATCGACACCCTGATCGCGAACCTGCGCGACTGCGAGAAGGCCGACCAGGGCCTCATGCACGACAACGGGACCGACGGCGCGATCGTCCACGTGACCCGCACGCACCTCTACAACCAGACCGCCACCGTCGCCGTCGTACGCGGCTCGATCGAGCCCGGCCTGGAAGCGACTCGCGACCGGCAGTACACCCGTAACGACATCACCTCCAGCCGACCCAACGGTGGATCGGCCCGGGTCGCCGACGAGACCCACGTGGCGAAGATCCGGGCCCGGATCAAGGACAGCCGCTCGGTCAACCTGGAGACCGACGACCAGTTGCGCAACGACGCGGCCTGGGCCGTGCACCTGGGCACCGCCGAGGACGCCCGCTACAACTCGGTCGGCATCAACCTGCGCAACGCCGACGGGGCGCTGCTCGCCGACGACATCGCCGCCCATGTGATCGGTGACCGGCTCACCGTCGCGACCACGGCCCTGCCGCCGCAGCACACGTCCGGCATCGACGGGCTCACCGTCGGCTGGACCGAGTACCTCGACGCCGACACGTGGCGCTTGCGGGCCAACGTGATGCCCTACCAGCCGTACGAGGTGTTCGTCGTCGAGGACGACGTTCGCGGCCGCCTGGACACCGACGGTTCGCAGTTGCAGTCGGCGGCCACGTCCACCTCGACGAGCTGGACGGTCGTCAGCACCGACGCCCAGAAGCCGCTGTGGATCACCACGGCGGGCCGGTCGCAGGACTTCCCGTTCGACGTCGGCGCCGCCGGTGAGCGGGCGACGGTCACCGCGATCGCGGGCATGGTCGCCGACCCGTTCACCCGCACCACGTCGAACGGCTGGGGCTCCACACCGGAGGGCTACGCCTGGTCGAACTTCGCCCCGAACAGCGAATACGCGACCGGCGGGACGTCGGCGACGATGTCGCTGGCCAGCGTAGGCAGCACCCGCCAGACGATGCTGAACGCGGTCAGCGTCGCCACCGCCGACGTGTCCGTCCAGGCACAGACGGCAGTCCTGGCGACTGGTGCCTACATCGGGGCCGCCGTCATGCTGCGCCGCCTCGACGCGAACAACTACTTCTTCGCCGAGCTGCGGTTCTTCCCGAACCAGTCGATCGACATCGCGATCGTCGCCCGGGTCGGCGGCACGGAGACCGAACTCGCGGCGAAGAACATCGGCGCCACTCACGCAATCAACACCCCGTACGGGCTGCGGGTCGCGATCTCCGGCACGACGCTGCTCGCCAAGGGCTGGCGGGTCAGCTCCGGTGAGCCACGGCGGTGGACGTTGCGCGCCACCAGTTCCAGCCTCGCGTCGGCGAATCCGGTCGGTGTGCGCGGCGTCCTCGCCGGCGGCAACACGAACACGCTGCCGGTGGTGCTGACCGTCGACGACTTCACGGTCAACAACCCGCAGGTGTTCACCGTCACGCGCAGCGTCAACGGCGTCGTCAAGGCGCTGGCGGCCGGGGACGCGGTGTCGCTGTGGAAACCGGCGGTGATCGCACTATGAGGAGGCTCGGTGTCTGACTTCCTGGCCGGGCAGATTCCGACCGCCGGCGAGCTCGAACTGGCGACTGCGGCGGGCGAGGTCGTGAACCGCGGCGAGCGGGTCACGAACTCGACGGCGGCGTCGGGTGCGCAGGGCGTTCTGCGGGTGGACGGCACGGCGCTGACCGCCGGGCGCCGCTACGAGATCACGACGAACACGCTGCACATCACCTCGTCGGTGGCCGCCGACCGGGGTGTGGCCCGGCTGTCGATGGACACGACCGGCGCGCAGGCGACCACCTCGTCGACGGTCTACGGGTTCGCGAACAGCCCGAACATCGACTCGACGACGGACGCGGTGAACTGCCTGGTGAGGTTCTTCTACACCCCGGCCGCCGACCAGACGGTGTCGGTGCTGCTGTGGACGCAGCGGCTGTCCGGGACCGGCAACGTGCGGCTGATCGGCATCACCGGCAACGCCAGCATCCAGCTGGAGATCATCGACCGGGGCGTCGACGTTGGTGACACTGGGGTGGACATCTGATGGCCACGCTCGCCCAGCTCGAAGCCGAGCCGTACTGGGGCCGCGAGATCGTCACCTCGCCGATGACCGGCCTCGGCCTGCAGCTGCGTGCCGCGTAC